AGCTCCCAATGACGCAGCTTTCATAGACTTACTTAAAACCTTGTCCTTTTTCTGATAATTGCAACGAGAACAAGCAGCGACAAGATTATCCGGTTCATCTGTGCCGCCTTTGGAAATAGGACGCACGTGATCGACTGTAGTTGCATTCTCATCTCCGCAATATTGGCAGCAATAGCCGTCACGTATCAAGATTCGTTCACGTATCTTGCGCCAAGCTCTAGTGTTGCCACCAGTTGCCCTTGCACTCATGCTTGCCATTAGTGATATCCCTTAGCTTTGAAGAATTCCCATGCCTTGCACATAGTGCCATATCGGTGCTTCTGATAACGGATAGACCAATCCACTTGGCTAAAGCCGTCGAGATTCTTGTACTTGATATTACGCATTTGGCCTATGCCGTAATGAGATCCATTCTTTGCATGTACACGCCAATTGCTCTCTTTAGTAATTAGCTTGTAAAAGCATTGATATTGGCTGTCATTAACGATTCTGCTATGTGCATATAGCTTGAGAGCGTCTCTGTAATCGACTGCATGTGCAGAGCTGTGGCCTACCGTTGCGCTTAGGATTACCGATAACAGCAACAGTTTTTTTATTTGTCTTTTAACTGTAATGCTGAAAGAGTAAAAATCATTCTGTCTGAGGATCATAAAATCTCCTGTGACTTGTATGCTTCAGCGTACAGGGTCAAGTCAAGAGTGCCGGCATAAGTGCTGGTCAGAACGGCGTTGCGATTCTTTGCACACACCTGTGGATAACTTTTGTGCATAACTATTGATCCAATACTAAAGACTCGTCCACTAACTTGATTCCAAATGTGCCACAGCCTGAGCATTGGCTGAACCACTCATGAAGCGTTAGCTCTGGCGATTTGCTTAGTAGGTGCAGCTTTCGGCCGTCACCTAGCATTACGGCACAAACGTGACAATCAAATATGAGTTGCGGCATAGTTGCTCCTTAGTAGATCCTCAATTGGATTTAGGTTGTCTTGCCCAATCCACCAGCTGTCTTGCTGGCTATTCTTAAAATGCTTTTGCATAGCCATTTTGATAGGTAGCCAGCCAACAATATGATAATCAGGCGATCTGCCTACAACCAACACTGCGACGTCATCTACTCGATCATTGGGATAAATGATTAAAGATCCGTTTATGTAGCTTGTCCACTTGACTTCAAGCCCTTTGCCTACGTCGGCATTGCGTTTGCCATTAGAGACGTTTATGTCAAAGTCAAGGCCAAAGTACCTTGCCACAACCATTTCAGCGCCTAGAGATTCTGCGTACTCTGTAACGCGTTCATGATTATTTAACTTTGTGTTGTATCGCTGTACTGTGCTCAAATCGTCAAGAGAAAACACGACTTGCGCAGCTCTGTTATGTATAGCCCATTCGTCCGCAGCTGTAATCCTCATGCGGATCATAGGTTTAGCCTGTTTTCGCATGGATTGCAGATCCATTGGACTAATCCGTCATCTCTTAGGTACTCATTGCAGAGCACGTCATCATCACATAGATCGCAGTTGGTATAGCCCCACGATCCTGCTTGCAGATTATAGATATGAGTCATTTTTGGCACTCTAAACAAATCCACAAAATGCCGCCTTCTTCACGTCCGCCTAATTTGGCTGCAAAGTGTTGGCCTCGATCGCACCATTCAATTGCCGGTGGATTGACTGCGTCTCGTATCTCTGTGCCGTCCTTATCAATGCGCAGGCGCTCGCCTGTCTGTAAATGAATCATCTCAAAGTCGCCCATGATTAGCCCTGCGGCTTCCACTGGCCGTCTGAAGCAAGTACAAACCACCTTGGCGGACATTGCTTGGGCTTGCTCTTTTCAACGCACATATAACCGCCCCAAGCCTTGCCGCCCTTATCGCCTGTACGCCAGACCATGTGACCATGTGCGCAGATTGGCGCAGCTGAGGCCTGCACTTCTCCCAGTGTGGCTTTGATTTCTTCTACAGCTGTTTTTGCTGTTGTAAAGCCCTCTTCCCAAATTGGCTTTGACCAAGGATCTTCTTCAACAAATGCCTTTGGCATGTGCTCGACTTGCTGCATTGACTCAAGGCTCGGCTTTGTCTCTGTGCCTAGAACCACGCTGCAACAACGCCCAATCGCAGAGCTGACTGTGTCCTCGACGTACCAGCGTTTCATCTGGACGTTGTAAGCCCCAACCATGCCATGTGCGTAATCAATCGCCGCAGGCTTTTCATCTTCATAACGCCGATAAATACGGCACTCGATTAGAATGAAGCCCTTTTCGGCATTCCAGTCAATGATTGAGGTTTCAATACGGTTGGTCGGATAAGTTGCGTGAAGCCTGATTACCTTCTGGTTGACCGTCTCATAATTGTCTAAGAAACTCATGATCGGTTTGCCCACTTACTAGCTGAAATCTTGCCCCGTACAAAGCCCACGCGGTTGCCTTCTTTTAGGCCAATCGTGTAGCCGACTGTAAAGCCAAGTAAAACGCCAATCATAATCCACATAAATACTTCTGCCATGCTGTACATATTTGCTCCCGTTCAGAGAGCTACTGTGCTTCGCTCCCTGCCATAACTGTGAAGCAAAGCTGTGACAAGGTCAAGGATTAGGCGTGATTTTGGGCGTGTCGGTAGCCGCTTTATCCTTTAGACCGTTAGACGCAAGCACACCGCCCAGTGATCCTGTTAAGAAAATGGCCAAGGTTTTAAGTAAGTCTATGAAAGCTGCGTCATTGGGAGCTTGAGCTGCAACAGGCTGAGTCACAAAAATTAGGGCGTAGGTAATGCCTAAAGTGACAATTAAGAAAACAATTGAAAGAGTCATGCCAATAAACAAGATAAGCCTTGCCTTGATTTCTTCTGGTGTTAACCGTTTTGGATACCTAGGTCGATTTTGGCTGTGGTCTAACAATGTCTCCAAGTAAGTCCTCTGTGCAGACGCCTTGCGCCTCGCACCTTGGCCGTTGGCATTCATCTTTTTCCCAATTCTCAAATTCTTGGCATGGATAACGCGTATAACCTTGATAACTACAGGCCGACAACGCTAGGGAAAGGCCAACCGCTAGCGCCGCCGCTTGCAGTTTTCTGGTCACTTGCGACCATAAACCTGATCATTAGGATTTAACCAGCGCATAAGCACAGGCACAACAGCTGCCATGCCAGCTGAAAGGATTGCCTTTGGATCTGTCACACCGGCCATATACACTGCAAGGCCTGCCGCAATAAATGAACGAGCATAACTGGCGAGCATTGGCTTCAATTCTTTCATGATTTCTTCTCCTTTTTGACTGCCTTTGGCAGCTCTACAATAGGAAATTCTCCACTGTGCTCGACAAACTTTGGCCTAGCAAAACCAACTATTTCTTTGCCTAGGAATCGCTCTTTGATCATGACCATGCCGCCGTTGCGCTGGTCGCCAGTGCCAGATGTATTGCCTTCAATGCACAGAACGCTCTTGAGTCCAATCTCGACCACAATGCCAATATGACTAATTCGATCGACGCCGTCATGTGGAAAGTCCATGAAGCAAAGGTCGCCCAGCTTTGGCACTTCTTTCCAGCGGCCTTGATCCTTCATTTTCTGTGCTCCAGCAGATGTGCTGACCATGCTTGGAATTTTGACACCAGACTCATTTGCACACCAATTGACAAAACTTCCACACCAAGGCAGTCCGTCGGCCTTTGTAAATTTGCCATACTTGGTTAGGTTTTCGCCCTTTTCGACTGTGCCAACTTCTGCAAGCGCAGCGGCAATTAAGGCCGCAGCTGTGCCTTTATAATAAATTGAAATTGTGTTCGTCATTTGAGCATTCCCAGTGTTTTAGATTATTAAGCAACAATTCTTCATGGCCACATTCCGGCATTGGCGGAATGAAAGCGTCATCAATTGGATCATAAATGAAGCCAATCCCTGCATAGTTGTAACGAATCTTGGCGTTGTATGAAGTCTGGATCCAAGTGCCGCCAAGATTGTCTAATAACCATTGATATCCTTCATCACCTATTGGATCGTTGTTATCTCCTACTACAACTCTTATAACTTTATTATTACTGTCGATTTCTGCCCAGTGACTCATGCTGCATACACCACAATCACTATACCGGAACCACCAGAACCGGAAGGCGCAGAAGTGTTACGGCTTGCGCCGCCGCCACCGCCGCCAGTATTTGCAGTTCCATTTGTTGCCATAGTTGTACCTTTACCACCTGTGCCGCCGCCGCCTGCTCCGCCTGAACGAAGTGTAAAAGTTGATTCTGAATTACCAGAACCGCCGCCTGCATAATATCCAGAATTAGCTCCGGTAGATGTTGCAGTTGCAATAGTTGTATATTGCTTTCCAATTCCACCAGCGCCGCCGCCGTCATTTGTTACGCCGTTGCCGCCAACTCCACCAGCGCCACCACCGCCGCCGCCGTCGCCTTGACCTGCTACGCCAGTTCCACCGTTAGAACCAAAGCCATAAGTTCCAGAGTCTCCACTTTGCGAACTTTGATTTCCTGTACCGCCAGCTGCAACTGGGTCTGTTCCGCCATTACCACCGCCGCCTGACCCGCCAGTTCCACCGGCGGTAGTGACAATATTCTGCGCACCAAAACCGCCGCCTTTAGCTGTCAATGAGTTAAATGTTGTATCACCGCCAACGTTTCCGTTGCCTGCGTTATTTGTAACAGAAGCTCCGCCGCCGCCAATAACAATGTTATAGCTGCCAGTGCCAATTGATCGACTAGTTTGGTAGATAAGTCCACCAGCGCCGCCACCAGCGCCGCCAGAATTAGCTCCACCTGAGCCACCGCCAGCAACCATGAGAACGTCACAAGTAAGAGCTGCACCAGTTATGTCAAGAGTTCCGTTAGCTGTAAAAACTCTGTAATTAAATCCACCAGAAGTATAAAGTGTTCCGCCTGTAACGATAGGCCCTAAATGCCCGCTTATCTGCGAAGCCGTAATTCCTAGAATTGGCATGATTAAGACAAATCGCCAACTATTGTAAATACGTTGCTCGCGGTGCAAATAATTGTGCAAGCTGAATACCGCGCTCTCAAAATTGGCGCAGCGGCACTCGCTCCTGTTGATGTAATGGTTACGCCAGCACCAGCGGCAAATGAAGTCAGTCCAACGCCAATTGATTGCACATTGATTTGGTTGCCTGTGCTAAATACTGACGGCGGAATTGTTACCGTGACAGCTGAAGCATTTGAAGTAGTTACAAGTTTTGCGCTATCAGAAGCGACAAGTGTGTAAGTTGTGCCTGTTTGAGCGTTGAATGACAAGGTTGTGTCGTCTTGCTCGATCCACGTAAAAGCCATGTTTGTGTTTGAAGTCTTGGACAATACTTGGCCAGTTGTTCCGCCTAATAGATATTGCAATGATGTGTCCACGCCTTGACCAAATACGTTAAAATCTGCTGGCAGATCTGTGACCAAGTCAGTCGAAGTCGGCATGACCCAGCCGAAGTAAGTTGTTGGATTAGCCATTATTTTCCTTTCATTTTATGAGACGATTGTCGCATATTGCCATTCAAGAATTGGCGACACGCTCGCCCACGTTTCCGTAATTGGCACGTCATTCCAACGCATAGCCTGCAATGAATATGCCAAAGGCGACATAAGCAACGTGACTGAAAGCTCGTTGTAGCTGGCGCGGAATGTAAAGCCCTCGACGTAGCCTTGGAATGTACCGGCAGACATATTGAGCGGCAGATTATTTAAGGCTATTGGCTGACCCATAAACACGTTAATCAGACTGTCACGATCGCCGTTATCCAGCTCTGGATTCGTCAGGGCGTAGGTAATTTGGTCAAAGTTAGCTTGAGGATAGGCTCGCAATGCTAAATAGAAGGCCGCTTGTGATTCAGCGTCCGCCTCGTGTTTTATCGTTGTGCTGATGATTTGAGCTAATTCTCCATATAAGCCGATTGAAGTTTCATCTCTGTCGCTGACTTCGCTGGTGCTGCTGACGCCGTATTTTATCGTGACGTCATTGCGCACGTCGCCAGCTCTGGTTTTGATTGTTATGCCTCGACCTAGGGCGTGATTAGCTGTTAGATCCGTATAACCGTTGGCTGCAAGGTAGGTTGTTCTATGCGTTGAATCCGCGTATGAAATTTGGCCTGCTGCGTTTTCGTAAATGTAGCCAAGGCCAGATGTTGCCAAAGCTGCGACAAGGTCATAAACAACGGTTCGTGATAATGAGCGCTGCGCCAGCTCATAATTGCCGGGCGTATCAATCTCGCCCAATCCTGTATTTTCGGCATTTGCCCAAGTAGTAGTCGGATTGTAAGTAGCCCATGTCAAAGCCGCTGGTACTTGCTGCCATTGAGCAAAGAGCACTTCACGCAGAATTGTCTCAATTTGGTCGCCTTCAAAATCCTGTGTCAATACGCCGTCAGTGAGAGCCTTTTGCAGTCTCGACAAAGCGCCCAAGGCAGTAATTGTTACCTCTTGAGTGTAAGCGGTCGAGCCGACCTCTGAGACGCTCACAGCTATATCTACAATCGAGCCGCCAAATATAGGTTTATAGACGGCGGAAGTGTCTTGAACTTCCACCGATAAGGTGTCATTGATTTCGTAATCAATCGCAGCTTGATTAAACACAATAAGCGTAAGAGAGCAATATCCGGCCTGTGCCTGCTCATAGATGTTTGTACGCCCAGAGGTGATGTTTAGGCTGGCCAGCACTGAGTCTGTGACGTCAACGCCTGCAATCTTTACGCGCCAGACTGGCGCCCACTGCGTCATGATCGAGCTAATGCAAAAGCGTTTGCTCCGCCTGTGCCTCTGTAGAATGAGTCATTTAAGGTGTTGACAATTGTGCGCGCTGTGCCTTCTGCGTCGATTGCTCCATTGACCGTCACATTGATTCCGGCAATTTGTGGGCTTGCTAATACAGCTGCGCGCCTGTCCGCAGCCGATCCGGCTTGGCCAAATGGTGTTCCCATAGAAGCACTAGCAGCTCCGGCTACAGCTGCCGCTACACCGCCACCGCCTGTCACTGTTGAACCAGATCCACCAGATACGGTCGGCACGTTAACAGTCGGCACTTTTGCTGTTGAGGTCACACTTGGCACTGAGACTGTTGGAATGTTAATGCTTGGCGCTGTAATTTTGGAGACGTTAGGCAAAAATGGCACTGAGTTATACAGGCCAATCAAAACGTTGATACCAGCAACAGCACCATTGATAAGAGTGTTGAGTCCGCCAATAACTGCGCCAATTACGTTAATGACGCCGCCTGCGATTTCGCCAACAACTTTGAACGCACCGCCTAATACGTTGACAAGTACAGGCACAACGTATTTTTGAATAAACGCAATAAACAGCGTGAATTCTTCTTTGTTATCCTTAATCGCGTCTGTGATTGGCTTGAAGAAATCTGCAAATTTGCCCAACGCTGGCACAACTTTGTTAACAATAAACTCGACTAGGCTTTGGATTATAGGTAGCAAGCGCGCGCCAATTGATTCTTTTGCCTCGTCAAATGTGACCTTAAGTATCTCAAGTCGCCCAGCAAATGTCTTAGAGTTTTCTGCCGCTGCTCCGCCAAAGAGATCTGAAAGTTTGCCCTGCACTTCTGTAAATGACATGGCCTTTAATTCGGCAGATGATAAGCCAATGCCTAATTTGCCAAGCGCAGCTGTGTTGCCGTCATAGGCTTTGCCTAGGCTGTTTGCAACGCTGTCAAGGCCTTTGCCTGTTGCTTGGCTGATATCTAAAGCAAGAGAGAGAAGATCCTGTGCCTTTGTGACGTCGCCGGTTGACAATGCAAGCCGCGAAAGAGCTGGGCGCAGCTTGTCATCTGCTACGCCTGTGGCTAGTGATGTTTTAAGTATCTGTTTTTCAACACTGGCAATCATGTCATTTGTTGCGCCGGTTGCATTTTTAAGAGATGTGGCAAGTCGTATCTGCGCGGCTTCGTCCTCAATTGCAGCTTTGACGCCGTCAACCGCGAGCTTTACAGCGTAAGCGCCAGCGGCAGCCGTAGCTGCGGCAAACGCTAGCCCAGCCTTTTTCCCAAATTCGCCAAGTTTGCTGCTTGATCCTTCTACGTCAGCGTTGGCGCTATTAAGTGATTTTTTAAGTTGGTCAACGTCAGCAAGTATTGAGAGCTTAAGCGTTCTACTTTGTGCGACCATTTAGAATTCCTTTAGGATCTTGTCAAAGGCATTTTCCCACTTGGCAATGATTTCCGGCTGAATGGCGCGCAATGTTGGATAAATAAACCAGCCGTTAGATCCACCTTTGGGCGCTGAGCCTGACCAAATTGGAAACTGCTTGTATTTGTTAGATCCAAACTCATTGCCGCCCCAAAGGTCTTTTGTTGTGCCACCGCCTGAGAATTTCTGACCTACAAAACCAAAGGATAATTCTCCAATCTTTGAGGACTTGGAAACTCTTGATCCACGAGCAATTCTCTCAGCTGCGCGGCCTCGACTTGTGGCAGTGCCTATAATTTTATCTTGAGCAAATTCTGCCAAAGCCCCAGAAGCGGCTTTTGCTTGGACTGTAGCTTCTGCGTCCATAGCTTTAAAAGCACCTAGGACGCGGCGTAGGTCAGCCTTGTCATAGGCAATCTCAACGCTGTCCGTCATTTTGCTTCTCCAATATCTCAAGCGCTGTGTATATCTGCTCCGCCGTCTGCCATTCGCTCATTGGTATTCCAGTCGCCAAGGCTAAATCGACCAAAATGCGATTTACGCTTCCGGCGGCGTAGCTTTTGGGAGAACCTCACCGACTGTCACGTCAGCAACTGTTTCGCACCAAATCTCAAAGCCCTTTATTGGCTTGCCACCAGCTTCGCGCTTCATTGCATTCCACGCAAGAAATAGCAGATCGGCAATGCCAATCTTGTCTTGTGCTTGCGAAATGGTCTGGCCTGTCTTGTTTTCCCACTTCGCCCACTCTGGCGGTTGTGCGGTATATGTACCGAATTCGCCGGATACGTACTCGATTGTGATTGGCAGTTTCATTGTGTGCTCCCGTTTCTGTTTCTTTTAACTGAATGTTGCTACTGGTGTGGTTGAGCAAAGCATTGCCCATGAGTCGGTTTGTGCGTCTGGTGCAGCGCCGCCAGCTGTAGGTGCTACTGGGAAAGCGTTGCCTGCAAAGACCGCGCCGGTTGCAGTGGTCAAGCTGAATGCAAGAGCTGTATTTGGCGCAGTTGTAAATGCTGTCCACATTGCTTCAAAGAGTGATGAGGCGACGCCCCAGTCAGAGAGAAGCTCAAGGTTTAATGTCCACTGATCGTCAATGTGCTTGTAAGCCTTGCCGTCAAGTGTTTGGTAGGTAGTGATTACAGGCGCGTTGACCAGCGTGACTGACGTGGCTTGCGCGTCATAGTTGACTGTCGCAAGTGTCAAGGTTATGTCGCGACCCGTTACTATTGTTGTTGCCATTCGGTTTTCTCCTTAGATTGTCTGTTGTGTGTAGTAAGTGCTGACCGCGAGATCCGCCACTAATAGGTTTGAAGCTCCTACAGATTGCACCGTCGGACGTTGTACGTCTCCAACTGTGTAACCGGCAGGCATTGCGCCCATAATCGCAATAATGAGCTGCTCAAGGTTATCGAGCGCGCCAGCTGTGTTGTTATAGGCAACAGCGGCAGTGACCACAAAGTTAATTTTGACTCGAATTTGGCTATTGCCAATAGTTGTCGTTTCGAGATACGGCGCGTCTGGAACTATGACGCAGGCTGGTGGAATGACGGCCTCAGGCGGTGAGCTGTAGACGGAAGCTGCCACACCGGCCAAAGCTGTTGCAAGTGTGCCGCGTACGTCTGTCGCGATTGTTGTTGGCGTAGGCATTTACATGGCCATTGTTGAAACGTCAACGTAATTGCCAATAAGGCCAATAACGCGGTTTTGTAAGCTGCGACCCATGCGGAAAGGTGACGGCGTAAAGTCCACGCCCTCGATCTGTCCACCGGGAGCGACCACACTCTGAAATATCTCCACGCTGACGATTGTGACCGCTTGTTCAATTGCGTCAGTGTTTGCGTAGAGCGTGGCCGCGTCTGCCCCGGATAGGTACGCAACACCACCGGGAATCACTGGACGGAAAGTGATGTCGTCGTTGGTAATTGCGCAAGTGAAATAAAAATATGGGGCTGGATATGCAAAAGGCAGGTATGGAAATGGATCATAATAATTTGATGTGACTGTTTTTGTGCCGTTAAAGGTATTAGGTACGCAGCCGCTAATCACGACACTTTGACCAGCCACAAATGTATTGGGCTTTTGTGTTATGTAATAGCCAACGTTATTTTGCAAATATACAGCTGCAACAGAATTCTGATTGGCTGTAAGCAATGGCAAAATTACCTGCTCCGCCGAATCTATAATACTTTCGAGATAACTGTCAGAATAAAGAGAAACAGAGACGCCAAGGACTTGCCTAAGGCTGGCAACGGTAATAATCGCTGGCATCTCTGTTCCCTTTCGTGTTCGACTGGCCTAGATACGGGAGCGCACCTAGGCCATGCTTAATTGATTAAGTTAGATTGAAGCGACGTAGGCCACCTGCAAAGACGGCCTGAGCTGCAATATAACCATAAAGTGAAATCTCGATCTCGCCTGTTGTTGGCACGTTAGTAGCCAAAGTCAGAGCTGGAGATTCAAAAATTTCGATTGAACGTGGCTCGATAATGAATGCTGATTCGTCGATTGAAGTTGCAACCATGTTTGGATCAACATAGTAATCAAGTCCAAGAACGTTTCCGCGAATGCTTGTAGGAATCGCAGAGCCAGCGTTATTCATAGGATTTCCAGCGTTGTAAATTGGACGCCCTGTTGTATCTGTTGCGCCAAGCAACGTTGTCCAGATAGAAGTACCAGATACAAATGACTTTGCTGTGCGCTTTGTCGCTGTATATGCAGCTGGTGCTTCTGTTGATACGAATGAAATCAAGCCAGCTGAGTCAGCTGCGGTTGCTGTTGCCTGTGTACCGCCTGCAGTAATTTGTGCAATTACATACGCGTCAGTTGCTTGAGCATACGCGTCGCGTAAATTCTGGAGCATAATTTCATAGAAGCTGGGATCTGATCTGTCGAGCAATTCAACGCTATAGCGTTGGAAGCCCATTTTTTTGATGACTGTTGCATTCACATAACTTGAAGTGATTGCTGTTGTGCCTGTTGGGTCGCCGCCTTCTGCAACTGTTGCAGCAGTGCTGTTAGCAGTAATTTTAGGGATAGATACTGTCATGCCATAAGTTGAAAGCGGACGTGTTCCGCCGCAAGCTTCAATTACTGGACGATCAGCGTTTGTATTCTGTGCAACGTCGCGCACGTATGAAACTGGTGAGAAAGCTGGATTTGTTGAGAATGAATCGTCAGCTGCCTTGATGTACTGGCGTGAATCTTCATTACCAAGTCCGGCTTTGATTGTGTGCTCAAGGTATGAGCCGCCTGTTGTGATTGGTGATCGTGGTGTTGCAAAGTAAAGCGGACGAGAAGCCTCGACCTTTTCGACTTTGGAAGCCTCAACCGATTCGGCTGGGGCTTCGGGAACGGCTGTAGGTGTTTCCACTTGCGTTTCTCCTTCGGTTGATTGTTCCTCTGTCTCCGGTTCGGATTCAGAATTGTTGTTCTCACTAGCTGCAATTTCAACCTTTGCGCTGGCAATGGCCGGATCTGTAACCAATGAAACTTCTTTGAGCGCACTTGCGCTAACCACTAAAACACCGTCAACGTTTTTGTATTTTTGAGCAATAACGCCCACGCTAAATCCGTCGCGTAATCCGGTGCTGGCCTCGACTAAGGCGTCAGATCCTGCGGTTGTCTGGCCAATAGAAAACGTCGCGTAAATGCCCTCGTCGTCCTCTTCATAGCTTTTTAAAAATCCAATTGGACTTTCGCGGCGGTGCTCAAGTAAAAGTTTTGTAGTTGCGCCCAAAGTAATTGAACCTTTTTGAAACATGGTAGATCCAGAGCTAGTCACGCCCTCTTCATTCCACGTGACAATGCGGCCAGATAGTTCGCGCTTTGGAAAATCTGCGGCCTCGACTTTGATTGCAAAGTCCATTTTGATTGGCTTTTGGATACTGTAGGTCATCTGATCATCTCTTCTTCTAGTCGGATTTCATCTGAGGTTAAAGCGCCAATATCGTAAAGAATTTTGTACACGTCTGCGCGCTCTTTGGCTGATCCGCGCAAATAATCGTCTAGGTCAAATTTAACTTCTTGGCTTGCTGGTACAAAGTCATTTGGCATGCCAGTCATTGACAAGCGCTCTTCAATCGCGCACATAATTGGGCGCAGTGAGAAGTCCAGCAAAGATTGCCTTGCCAAAGTCGCGTTGCTGTAGGTCATGCTTGATCCTGATTCAGCGTCAACGTAATAAGCCGGAATGCCGGTGACGCGAGCAAGTTCTGTGGAAACGTACGATCTAGCTTGGTTGAGCTGTAACTTCTCAGGGTCGAAACCAAGTGTCTGCAATTCAACGTCTGCATTAAGAAATGCTGTTGAGCGATTGCGTCGAGCTTGACCCCAAGATTCGAGCAGCTTTGCAATGCGATCTGCTGGCAATGCAGTGCCGTTAGATTTTAAAACCATTGTTGGCACTGGTTCGCGCGCGTACATTGTCGCTGCGCGTTCTAATTCTGCACCAGCCTTAATTGTGCGACCAGCGCGGTTTAAAATGCCCTCGTCAACACCATAGAAAACTGCCAAGCTGCCAACGCCCTCGTAAGGTGCTGGGATTGAATCAACGCAGTAATACTCAATCTCTGTGCCTTGTGCATTTGTTTTAATCGTTACACGTGTTGGATCAATTCTTTCCGCACTGCGAATGCGGTACGTGTCAGCGTAGATTTCCAAAATTCTCATGTAGCCATAACCGTAGAGAAGCAAATCTTCTGCGAGCCATGCGTACGTTGCAAAGCCGGGAACACGTGGATCTGGTTGATTGATTACCTTTGGCGGTGACTCAACGCGCGCACCGTCTGCTCTTGTACGCACCTTTAATGGAATTGAGGCCACGCTAGATGAGATTATATTTCTTGCTCTTGCGCACGTTGGCACTGACATAAATTCGACGCGTGAAGCTGTAATACCAGCAACGCCATAAATATTATAAAGAGAGCTAGTGACATTTACAGGCGCAAGTGAAGCCTCAATATCAGAGCTTGCCTCTGGTGCTTGCGTTGTAAGTGTGCGTGAAAATAGACCCATAGCCCGAAGTGTAAAGGTCGCATATACAGTTAAGCTGAGAAAATGTCTATCTCCATTTCAGGGCGTGTCGCAAAATGTGTACAAAGAGCGCTTGCCACAGCTGCGCAAACGGCGACTGAAGAGGCGCGCCGTCCAATAATCCAGCCGCCGTCGCCCATAGGTAATCTAACGGCCGATAGTATCTGCTTGGACAATTCTGCCTGTTTTCCATGCATAAGCCGCTTTGAGGTAATTGCTCCCAATAATTCGTCACAGCTTTGGCCATATAACGCCCCGTCAATGTCGATCACCGGAATTCCGGCCGGTTGTAATCGAGCGGCTACCGCAGAGCTTGTCCTTTTGCTAAATGCCACGTATTCCACTGGATACTTGCGAGCATAAGGCGCAATATCGTTGGCTATAGCTTTATCGTCCAGCGAAATCGGATTATGCCAAGTGTGTAACAATTTAATAACAAAAGTGTCGTCAGGATTTTTCTGGGCTGCGACTAATGCCCCGTCTCTACGATCTGGCGATAAATCAAGGCCAAACCACGTCACCTTTTCAACGTCTAGTTCTACTTCAGCCCCACCGCACTCATTCCATTCTTTGGCTGGTATAGCGCCGCTGATTGTGTTGACCCACCTACAAAGCACCTCTGTCTGGACTACGTCTGGCGGATCATTGAGCACCGCGCGGATATTGTCCTCATGAATTGTGTGACCCAGTGCTGGATTGCTAGCGACCCAGTTTTTTTCGTCAGTAATCTTGTCTGAATAAGCCGACCATTCAAAGTAAGCAATATCGTCCTCTGATCCGGCTGCACTGGCCATGCCTCGATCGCGTAGCTGATTCAAAATTAAGCTGTGCTGATCGCCAGCGTTGGAAAATGTCCAGAGCTGCGGATTCTTTGCAGCCATCATTGTGTAGCGCATAGCAGACCAAGCTTCAGTGTCCTTTAGCTGGCGCGTCTCGTCCATGTACACCGTCTCAGGCTTTGCAAAACCGCGAGCAGCCGCATTCGCTGCCTTGACCACATAGCGAGCGCCGGATTTTAACTGGATCTCTTCTGAGCCATGTGCCCAGCGGATTTTCTGCACTTGCTTGGCAAGCTCTTTATTGCTCTCGATTATATTTACAATGTGCCGGAAAGTCTCAAGTGACGTTGTCAGCACGTGAGCACTGCCCAGCTGTAGAGGTTCATTCCATAAAAACATGCGAGCGAGAATGCTCATCTCCATGATTGTACTTTTGCCATTCTGGCGCGCTGCCACGATCACGACCACCGGCGACTTCCACCGGCCGTCAGGCTTAACTTTCATGGCATGCTCAAATACAAATTTCTGCCAAGGCATAAGCTGAATGCCAATCTTTTCGGCAAAAGCCACCACTTCAAGGCCTCTAGACGGCAAATCATTAAGCGCTGAGTGGATTCTGGGCGTTCCTGAGCCGATTAAGCCCTTAGGTTGGGCATTGATTCCCTGTTC